CTCTTATTCGCATTGGCAATAAAGGATTAACTTATGTCAGATCCGAAAAGAGAAGCAAAGCCGAAACAGCAGATTGGTTGGGTTTATTCTCACAAACTGTTGAATGGAATGCGTTTTGGAAGAAATATCCAAAACAAGTTGGTCATGCTTTCGGAGTCAGTAATTCTGCAGGTGTGTTAACCGTTTTCTCAGGTGGAAGCACTGAATTAATCAGTGACAACCTAATGGGATCAGTGGTCATACTGCAGAGTGCTGGTGCAAAAGCCAGATGGATTGCTAATCCTCTGCTTTGTGTACAAGCAATAGGGGAGCCTCTGAAGAACAAGCTATTAGCCTTCTCTCAAGCTTACCCTGAAATCAAGACACTCAATCAAGATGCTGGGCATCAGGTTGTAGTTGATTGGTTGGAAAATGGCAAGGAAGTTTATAGTTTTGATGCTACTAGCTTCACTGACAGATTTCCTGTCGATCTTCAACTTGTAATAGCTAATAAACTTTACAAGTGTGGTCTTATAGATCAGTTCGATCTGGACGCACTAGAAATAGTGACCAAAGGTTCGTGGTGGTCTACTGATTTACAACGAAGAATTAAATGGGAGGCCGGTCAACCGTTAGGTTACGGACCCTCATTCCATTTAGCGACATTAACTCATGCAATAATTCTCGATAATATCGACGTATATTGCAATGGTCGTGAGACCAATTGCTGGCAAGTCGTAGGCGATGACGTAGTTATCAACGACCGACAGGTAGCAATCGAGTACAAGGAATATATGACATTACTTGGTGTTGAAATAAACCTTTCAAAAAGTTTAATCTCGCCAAAGTATGCAGAATTCCTAGGCAAGCTCATTACGCTTGACGGAGTTAATCCCTCTATTAAGTTAAAGATCTTTTCCAGTCACTCGCAAATCATAGACGCCTTGGCGTTCTATGGTTGGAATGGTATGAAGCATCTGTCAACCAAAGAGAGAATGGAAGCACTTGATATCTTTCTCCCTGAACACTTAGGTGGTCAAGGATGGAAAATTCCAGGTGTGCCATACGGGAAATTATGTCTGATGATGAATCAGCATAATTTATCCGAAAGAGTGATACGAAAAGAATTGCGCGATTTCTTTGGGCAACCACAGGATCCCAGTCAATCGTCATACCTCTTACAACTGCGAAAGGAGTTTTACTCTAGAAACAGCTTCGGAAGTCCCTCAATGTATACTAACATTGAAATGTGGAGTCATGATGCGAAAAAGTTCTTGAAAAAGGACTTTAGCTATAATGATTTTACTGAAAGATGTTCA